GTAAAACTAATTTATTTAAACTATATTTTTGCACCTATGAACGAAAAATGGTATAACATTCAAAACAAGGCAGGTGAAACTGCTGACATTTATATCTTTGATGAAATAGGAACTTATGGTGTAACTGCACAAGAGTTCATTACTGACATTAAAGGATTAAAAGATATGCCTATCAATTTACGCATTAACAGTTTAGGTGGGGATGTATTTGATGGTATGGCAATGTATAATGTAATCAAAAGGAGAGAGGCTAAGACTACAGTTTATATTGAGGGTATAGCAGCAAGTATTGCTACTATTATTGCTCTTGGTGCTGATGAGGTTGTAATGGCAGAAAACTCTTTATTTATGATACATAACGCTTGGGGTGGTACAATGGGTGAGGCTAAAGATATGAGAAAGTCTGCAGATACTCTTGATAAAATCTCAAACGAACTTACAGACATTTATAGAAAAAAGACAGGATTATCTTATGATACTCTTGCTCAAATGATGGATGAAGAAACTTGGTTAAATGCTAATGAGGCATACGAATTAGGTTTTATTGACACTATCTCTGATTCTATTAAAGTTGCTGCAAAGTATGATGTTTCTAAATTTAAGAACATCACACAAGAAGAAATACAGAATAAATTAAGTATTAATATAAATAACAAAAAAATGACTAACGAGTTAAAAGAATGGTTTAACAACAAGGTTGAGGAGATTGTTACTGCTGTAAAAGGTGATGTAAAAGTTTCTGAAGATGTTGCTGAACAAACTGCGATAACTGTTAATCTAGGAGATAATGATGAAATTATGAATAAAATTTCTGAGTTTGAAACTGGTAACATTGAATTATCAAACAAAATTTCTTTGTTAGAGGAAGAATTAGTTGCTTCAAAAGGAACTAACGAAACTTTAACAGTAGAAGTTGAAGCGTTAAACGCTAAAATCAACAAAGCAGAGGCTAAAGGTACTGAGATTGTAACTGATAGCGACCCTGCAGTAGTTGAGAACAAAAAAGAAGATGCTAATGCAAATTTTTACAATGCAATGGCAGCGAGAATTAGAAATAAATTTAATAACTAAAAAAATAAATAAAAATGGCAAATGTAGCAAATAAAGGAACTTTCGCAACTTATTCAGGTGCGAACCTTAACGAAATATTTTATGAGCCAGTATTTAGAAGTGAGGACATTATGAAAAACTATAGAGTTATTCCTAATGTAAAGCACAAAATGAATGTGTTTACTTCTGCTGCTCTTAAAAAAATATCACAAAAATACACAAGTTGTTCAGCAACTAGTGGTTCTACTCAATTTAATATTGATGAGAAAACAATTACTGCAGGTAGAATGAGAGTTGCTCTTGAGCAATGTCAATCTGAGTTTGAAGGCACTTACATTGAAGAAATGTACAGAAATGGTGTTGATGTATTTAACATTGAAGGTACTATGTTAGCAGATGCAATCGTAAACAGAGCAGTAAAAGGTATTGCTTCTGATGTAGTAAGATTAGCATGGGGTGGAGATGACTCTACTGCAAACTATCAAGGTGTAACAGGATGGATGAAATTAATGGGAGATGATGCAACTGTATTGGCTGCAAGAACTGAGTTTAGTGCAGTAGCACCTACAGCACCTACAGCAGGAGAATCTCTTGGTATTTTAAGAAAAATGTATGATGATGCTCCAGCAGCATTACAACAAGTTGCTGCTTCAGATAAGAAAATCTTTGTAACTCCTAAGACTTACAATGCTTACTTATCAAACTTAGAAGGTACTTCTGCAGATTTAGCAATTACTAACCAACAAGATGGTGTGTTAGTTGTTAAGTTTAGAGGTGTGGAAATTGTTCCTATGTATGAGTGGGATACTATTTTAGCAGACTTAGACCCTGCAATGTTCCTAAGAGGAGGTGTTAATGGTACAGAAGGTGCTTGTTACTGTGCAGTTGATAACTTAATCATTGGTTCTGATGTAACTGACCCAGAAGGTTCTTTCAAAGTATTTTATGATGATTTAGAAGAAAAAATGTTCTTCAGAGGATACTACAAGTTAGGTGTACAATTCTTGTACCCTTCACTTGTTCAGTGGGGAATCTTTTACTAAACAATAATGTAATAATAGAGGGGAGGCTAGTCCTCCTCTCTTAATTACTTTTTAATAATTTATAAAATAATAATAATATGGCAATAGATAATGGTATAGCAATAGATTGTTCTGCTTTACAGACTGCAGGTGGTATAAAGCAAATATGTTTAAGAAGTTTTGCTTCTGCAGATGCAGTAAGTTTTAATAATGATGCAGGTAAGCATGATGTTACAAAGATTGTAGATACTGGTGGCTCAACAGCAACTTGGAAACTTTTTGAGTTTAAAAACGAAACTGCTGATTTAACTGTTAATGCAACTAAAGAAAACGGTTCAACAGTATTTGAGTGTGGTCTTACTTTTATGATACCTCAAATCAACAATGTTAAAATGCACGAATTACAAGCAATGCTTAACACTTGTATGATGGCAATAGTTGTTACTTCAAATGATGAGAAATTAGTATTAGGATTAAGTGAAAAATATGCAAATAGTGTAACTGCTCCAGAGAAAAACCAAACTTTCTTAAATTTAGCAAGTATGGAGGGTGGTACAGGTGCTGCGTATTCTGACCAAAATGGTTTGACAATTAGTTTAATGGCTAGACAGTTTGAACTTCCAAGACAATATGACCCAGCAAGTGGTGCAGGTCTTGTAGTTAACACATCAACTTTAACAGCAACAACAACTTAATAATTAAAGATATAGAAATAGGTTGAACTTTGTTCGTAAAAAGTTTAACAACATTTCCCTATTAATATCTTTTTTATAATATGTGTGATTGTAATGCAAAAAAAGTTGTAGATTTATCACACTTAAAAATATACACAATTATGGCAAAATATAAGGCGATAGAAGAAGTAACAATTTATCATGGAACTAATGGTGTTATAATAACATCAGCAGCAACACAAGAAGAATTAGCGTATGCCTATGAAGATTTAGGAGCAACCAATGTAATAGAAAAAATATCAACTTCAAAAACTAAAGATGAGCCAAAGAAAGCAACCGAAAAGAAAAAGTCAGGTAAAGAATCTTCAGACTCAAAAGAGTAATACTTTTGAATTTGGAGTTTTTAATTTAGCAATTCCTGAACATATTGAAGAACCTTTAGATTTAGCAAAAGTAAGAACTAAGTTTATTCCTTTTGGTACTAACAATCTATTCCCTCAGTATTTAGCAGAATTAAAGCGTAAATCTTCTACTCATAGAAGTGTACTAGCACAAAAGACTATTTTTACAAGTGGTGCTAAGTTTGTTACGAATAATGAAGATGTTAAAGAATACATCAAGGATGTAAATGCTGATGGAGAATCGTTAAGAGAGGTTTTTAAGAAATTAGCAGATGATTACTATTCATTTGGAAATGCCTATTTAGAGGGTGTATTATATGATGGTGGACTAAATCTATATCACATAGATGCAACTACTGTTAGAATGTCTAAAAACAAGAAAGAAGTATATGTACATCCTGATTGGGCTAAGTACAATACTATGAAAGATAAATTATCTATCATTCCTATTTATCCTAAAGTAACGGGAAGTAGATTTGTACTTCAATTTAAAGATTATGAGCCTACATTCCAATTCTATGGTTTACCAGATTATATTGCTGCATTAGAGCATATTGCAGTTGATTATGAAATTGGTAAATGGAATCACACTAAATTCAAGAATGGATTTCAACCTTGAGCAATCGTTGAGAGTAATGGAGATATGGGTGAAGAAGAAGCAAAGAAATTAGTAAGAGAAGCACAAAAGAAGTTTGTTGGAGATGGAAACAATGGTAAGATTATGTTCATTGTTAAGAATGGAGATACTTCAAGTGCTAATGTTCAGATTATCAAAGATGACCAAGAGGGTAGTTGGATAGACTTACAAAGAATAACTGACCAGAACATTGTAACTGCTCATAGATGGCAACCATCATTAAGTGGTTTAGTTAGTTCAGGTAAAATGAATAATACAGGTAGTGAGATTAGAATTGCTTATGATTTAGCAATGACTACTGTAATTAAAGATACTTCTGATTTATTGTTAAATGGGATTAGAGGGGTTTTATTTAAAGAGTTAGGCTTCTTGCCTGAAGAATTAGTGATTCACTATGAACCACCAATTAGTTTTGCAACTCAGATTGACCCTAAACAAGTTCTTACTATTAACGAACAAAGAAGAATGTTAGATGAGGATTTACCAATGCTAGAGGAAGGTAATATGTTCTTAACTGATAGAGAGCAAATTATCGTAACTAGAGATGATGATGGTGATGGTAAAGGTGATGATGAAGTTGGTGATATGCAAGTAACTGAAATTGAAAAAGAATAACTATGGCAAATGTAAATCAATATATACCTTTAGTAACAGCATCAGAAGTTATAAGTAATAGTTTTACTAATGCTAATACTGATACTGCTTTAATTTCTAACAGTACATTACTTCTTACTGAGTTAGCACATTTAAAAGAGGCGATTGGTAAGAAGTTTTATGAGGAATTAAAAACTCAACACAATAATGGTACTTTAACTACTGCTAATCAAACTCTAATGGATGATTTCTTAACAAGAACTTTGTGTTGGTTTGTTAGGTTTGAGGTAATAAATGAAGTTCAGAGCAATAGTAGTAGTGCAGGTATTGTACATAATCTTGATGAGTTTGCTACTATTATAGACCCTTCTGAGTTAAACGCTTATAAGCAGGACACTTACAGAAAGGCTGAGATATACTTAAAAGATATGCTAGATTATATGAATGATAGCGACCAAAATGGTGATTATCCAACTTATGAATCTAATAAACCTTGTAATGATGATGTTTATAAGAATCATGGTATAATAATGTATGATAGTATATATTCAAGACCTACTAGAAATTATAATAGTTGGAAGGATAACTGTCCTTGTGATGATTGTTAAAATAAATATATAAATGGCTGCAAACGAACATAAAAATTTAAGTAGTATAAATAGACATAATCCAAAAGCATTTGAAACTGCTACTAATGATACTGTTTTAAGTAAAAGTATAGGAACATCTGCAACAGGAACTGATGGTAATTTAGTTTGGCAGAATAAATCTTATATGGGTGTTACTAATTATAAGATGCAGGGTTATGTTACAGGTGCTACAAATTACTTCTATGGAGAGGATATAGCAGATACTAAATCTCCTTTTGAAATGGCTGTTGATTATGGTACAGGAACAGTATCTTCAGGAAATTTAACCCCTACAAGTTTTTTTAGAATAGGTCAGGCTTGTGTTATACCTGAAACTGCTAGTGTTACATCAATAAGTGGTTGGCTTACAAGTAATGGCTCTAATGCAGTTACGATTGCTATATGTAAAATCACACCAGCAGTCGGTGTTACAACATCAGTAACTCCTATTGTAATTGATGAGATTTCAGTAGATGGTCTTGCTAACAACAACAAGGGTGTTAGAATAAACGAAACAACTATAACTACAGCAGCAGTAGCAGCAGGTGATATTATCTTCCCAATGGTTAAGGAAGCGAGTGGTGGTTCTTCAATATATATAAATATAGCAGTACAAACAACAACATTCTAATGACAACAAAAGAAGAAATAGTATCTATGAAGAAAGACATAAGTTCAATAAATGAAAAGATGGATAATTTAGATAGTAAATTAGATATGATTACAGAGAGATTACTAAATCCAGATAAGGGAGTTGCTGCTAGAGTGAACAGAAACACAGCAATGAGAAAGGTTTTAGTGAAAGCAATGTGGATGATTTACGCTATAACTTTAGGTGCATTGATAAAACTTTTTACAGAATAAAAATAAAATAATAACAATTTAAAAAATAATAAAATGGGTACAGAATTTGATACAGATAATACGCTTCTAATGATGCAATTAGGTAAAGGTGGTGCTACTGAGGTTTTCACTACTGCAGCACAAACAGGTAAAGACTGGTTTTGTGTGCATTTCCCAGTTGAATCTGTTGTTGCAAGTATTGCAGCAGATGGAGTTACAGGTGAAACTGCACTTCAAACGACACTTAGTGCAGGAACGACATTGTTCATGAATATTACAGCCATTACACTAACGAGTGGAATTGGAATAGGATATAGAGATATATAAATAATATGTTAAGTTTAAAACAATCTTTAAGTTTAAATACTATCAGACCATTAGGTGGTTGGCAACCTTCTGATGAAGGTGAAAGGTTGGTGGCTTGGTACAAGAATAAAACAGGAATTACATTAAATGGTTCTGATGTTTCTAGGTGGGCTGATAGTTCTTCTAATACTTTTGATATGGTTCAAGCCACAGCAACTGAGCAACCTGCATACGATTCTTCAACAGGTAAATTAATATTTGTTGCTGCTGATACTCAAAGTTTGCAATCTGCTTCTGACATAGAATTAGCAGATACTTTTACTATAGGTATAAAACTTTTTCCTACATTAAACAATGTAGTTGTATTAGGTGATAATACTATAAATAATGAGTTTTTCAAAATAAATACAAGTACAGAGTTAAGGTTTAAAGTAGATAGTGGCTCAAACTTTGTTAATATTGCTGTTAATGATGGTGATTTGACAGCAGATAATTATTTAGTTATAACAAGAAATGACACTAACCTTGTTCGCCTTTATGTAAATGGAACTTTACAAACTAGTACAGGAACTTTAGCAGGAACAGCAAATATTGATGCAATAGGAGTGAGAAACCCTAATAACAACCCTTATCAAGGTTCAATAAGCGAAATACAAATATTTAATAAAGAAAGTGCAGAAATTACAACTAATGTTAATAATTATCTATCAGCAATATAAAAATAAATAAAAAACAATAATATAATATGGCAACAACAGTAATAGCAGCAGACTTAACAGTAACAGTAACAGAGAGTTATACTCTTAATGGTGTTAATTATGGTAATACAATGAACAAAACCTTTACAAGTAATGGTGAAGTTATACAGAGAATAATGACTATTGCAGCACAATCAAGAGGTTCAGCGTGGACAAATATCATAAACTTTGGTGCAGCAGATGCAGCAGGTATAGCAGATATAACTAATTACAAATACTTTAGAATAAAGAACCTAGATGATACTAACTTCTTAGAATTAAGAGTTACAGGTACTGCAGATTCTTTCTTTGTTAAAATAAAAGCAGGGGAAACTTTCTTATTAATGGATAACGAGATTGATGCAGTAGCATCTAGTACAAGTGTAGGAACTCTTACAGATATAACTCAAATCGGTGCTAATGCAAATACAGATGCGATTGATATTGAATTTGTTGTAGTAACAGCGTAGTATGGCTAAAACTTACAATGATTACCCACAGGCAGCAACTAACAATGCTAAGAGGGCTATAAAGTATAAGGAAGAAAATGGTAGTGATTGTGGCACTCAGGTTGGATGGACTAGAGCAAGACAGTTAGCCAACAGAGATAGTTTAAGTAGAGATACTATTGCTCGTATGGCTTCATTTAAAAGACACCAGCAACATAAAGATGTGCCTTATGATGAAGGATGTGGAGGTATTATGTGGGATGCTTGGGGAGGAGATGCAGGTGTAAATTGGGCTATAAAAAAGTTAAAACAAATTGACTCTGAAAATAAAATTAAAGAAGATTTTGAAAGTTTTTTTGAAGATATTATTAAATCTATTAAAGACAACAAGTAAAATGGAATTAAAATACTTTAAAAGAAGTGAGTTTAACTGCAAGTGTGGTTGTAACACAAACTACATTGATAGTGATTTTTTAGAGATGATGGATAAAGCAAGAAGAATTGCAGGTGTTCCATTTAAAATAAATAGTGGTTTTAGATGTGAGAAACATCCATTGTCAATAAGCAATCCAACAAGTTCACATATTAAAGGTATTGCTGCTGACATTAAGTTTAATAACAGCAAGAACTTAGCACTAATTATGGGAGGTTTAGGGGGTGCAGGATTTGAAAGATTTGGTATAGATTTTAAAAACAAATTTATACATACTGATTGTGATGAGGACAAAACAAACCCTTGTATTTGGGGTTACTAAATAGAATATTAACTAATTAAATATATATTATGAATTTTATTACAGAAAATTGGCTAGAATTATTGGTTGGAATAATGGCTTTTGCTAAAGTTGTTACTAATTTAACTCCAACAGAAAAAGACAACAAAATCTTTGGATGGTTAGACACTATCATTGATGCTATTGTTCCTAAGTATAACAAGAAAAAATAATGATACAGAAATGGATAGGGCAAGCACTACTAAAAGGTGGTGTTAAGCCAATAACAGAATTATTGAGGGCAGTAAAAGAACTTTTTACAGACACTAAAGGTAAATGGAGTAGTAAAAGAACCATTAGTGGAGTGATAGTACTTGCTGCTAGTCTATATATTGAGAAAAATGGTATTGATACTAATGCTTTGATACTTACAGGATTAGGTGTTTTACCATTATGTTTTTCGGTATTTGAAAAAAATAAAATTAATTGTACTGATAATTGTAAAAAATAATTATCTTTGCATAACACAGGTAGGGTTGTGCCTATCTTTGTTTTCATTGTTTATAGTTTTCAAGAGTGGGATGTTTAAAAACATCTCACTTTTGTATTATACAAGCATTTTTTTTTGTATAATTGCATCATAACCAACACATAAAACTATGAAAAAGTATGGTAAAAGACTTAGACTATCTGAAGAAGAAGTTGAGATGGTTTATGAAAACAGAGCAGAAAGCACCACAAACATTAATGGAAATACAGCATTAGATATACATCTTGGAGAGAGAGGTATAAAAAAAGATGATGTTGTTAGTGTCAAACATTGGCAGTCTGCTAGTGGTGAGTATAGATTTAGCATTGTAACTAAAGAAGATATAAGTGCAAGTCAAGATGATATACTAGATAAAATTAGTGATTTTATTGAAGGTCATTCACCTTATTATCCTTCAGTAAAAAGAGATAACAAAGATGCTAATCATCTATTAGTAATAAATCCTGCAGACATACATATAGGTAAATATGCTAATGGAGTTGAAACTGGTGATGGGTATGATGTTGAAACTGCCTGTATGCGTGTTTTAGAGGGCTTAGAAGGACTTATATATAAGGCAGAAGGCTTTGAGATAGAAAGAATAATATTTTGCATAGGCAATGATGTTTTACATATAGATAATGTATATAACACTACAACTAAAGGAACACATCAAGATACTGATGGTAAGTGGTGGGAGCATTATGAGATTGCTTTAATGTTATATGTTAAGGTAATAGAAATGCTAAGAGAGATAGCTCCTGTGGATGTTTTGCACTCAATGAGTAATCACGATTATCAAAGTGGTTTTCATTTGGCACACACATTAAAATCTTGGTTCAGAAAAGCTTCTGATGTTAAATTTGATATTTCAGTTGCTAATAGAAAGTATTATCAATATGGAGAGAATCTTATAG